GTCGGATGCCTGCAAAAGAGGCAGTTTGCCCGTGAAAGAAATCCCTCGGGGTCTTTCGTTAAGGGCAACTTCCTTATCCGTAATTGTCTTTGACAGTTATGGTTGTACCATAGGTATATATTTTATTACTTACGAATAAGGGTAACCAATACTAAGTACTGGCATACCGTTAAGAGCATCGTCGAGGAGACTTGTAAACAAGAATCCACGATCTGAATAGAAGGTAAAACCCTCTGGGTATCCTGTTCGATAGAACATGCCCTTTGGGCGAGTCTTTAACGTTGTTTTAAACTCCTCAAAAGTAATATTCGGAAGCCCCCGGTAGACAAGATCCCAGAGTCTGGCGTATCTTGTTTTGAGATTAATCGTATTAAATACGGCTAATTTCTCTTTTCCTAAGAGAATCTCTCGGAAAAGTACCGGTCTAAGGAGCTCATCAATGATCTCCTTATCAGTTCTCCAAGAGTCAGCATAGCTGAGACTTGAAACTTCCTGTGCGGATTTAGTTCCGTCAGGATTGAACTGTTTTTGCAAATCGGACCAAGTCCCTTTAACTTGATTTGTTATAATCAACTCAAGTTGTTGTTGCATTGCTTCTACGTCGGTTTCGTTTAAACGATACCCACGATAAGAATAATTACTTAGAAACTTTTGAAGTAGAGATAAATCTTTATCGAACTGAGGTTCCTCATGCAGATAACTTGACATGATTGACAAAGTCAATTCAGGCAAGTGTCCGTACAAGTCCTCGATTTCATCGGGGAGATAAAGATCTAGACCTCCCCAGAAACCCGGCATCATTAGTTGCCAATAGACTCCTGAGGATCTATCTGGCAATAATGAGCCCATTCTTTCAAAGAATCGGTTTCTGACCATTCTAACCCATTTTAATGAGAAATGATCGCGGTTTAACCACTTCAGGGTTCGTCCTAAGGATTGCCCTTTGCCTATGGCAACATTGCGATCCGATATAACATCGAACGCTTTGGAAGTTGGACTCAATAATCTCACCTTTATAGAATCTACAAATGGTGAGCTCTCATAGGTTTTCGTATTATCATTGATTCTACGAACATCAAATCGCTCATAAATATTTCTAATATCTAAGACTTTTTCGCAGTATTTGACACAAATACTCGATTGACCGTGTTTTCCAGGCGAAATGTGTGAACCACATTTCAAATGGAAATATGTGATCGCGTCTAGATAGTCCTTAGGACCTATTGCAAGGTGATCATCACCTCCAACATGATACGTTCTCCATTTCGGACTATCGTAGTATGGTTCTCCATACCCGATACCCAAATGTTTTCGCATTGCGAATTCCTCAACCACAAGGTTAAGGATTGATAGGATAACCTTTGTTAAAGGCTCTCCCATCATTGCACCACGAGTCTGGCTAAGCGAGATTCTCGTTGGTGAAATGAACGTTCTGTTGATTCTCAATAGATCTAGACACGTTTCAGATAGGTTCGACTTTAAGCCCGAACCTGCTATGAATCCCGATAATAACTGCACAGCAATTATTTTCGGTATATGATCCGTAGCCTCTTTGAGATCTGAAGACAAGCAAAGGAAATCCTTAGGATAATCTTTACCTGTCATCAAGTAAAGGCTTTGCCATGCTTGATCAGTCTTTTGAAGCGAACTCCTCACTGAGGGGTGTACTGAGAGAATGTCTTTAATAGTATGGGCTAAGCCCTGCTGTAAGACATTTAACCAGAAGGGACCTGTGGTCACTATTCTGGATTTGAATCCCGGTTCTGGCACGGCCATGACTCTACAAGGAATACCTTGTTTTGTTTTTGTCCATGCTTCGTATTCTAAGAATGCGACAACCACGATCTGTCTTCCAATCGCTTCATCGAAGCCTTGGAAGAATGGATGGAGTTCTAAAAATCGCTCCTCTTCTAATACCTTTCCAAAAGGTACGTCGAGGTACCATTTATATGGTACTGGTCTACACCAGTGGCGAAATCTCTCTTCACCGGCCGGACAATTTAATTGTCCAAACGGAGTTTCTATAACCTCGTCTTTTTCAGGACGATAGGGTAAATAATATTCGAGAGCTTCTCTTATCTCACTACCACGACCTCCATCGAGGATCGTTTTGTAGTAAGAACCTGCACAACTCAAAGAGATATGCGGGTGCGTAGTTTTGCCTCCACCAAGTGAAAGGCATTTCTCACCAATTCGCATTGCGATTTGGTAAGCTACGCTAATATATCCACTAAATGGATAAGGCTCTTCTATATTAATGAAGAAAGTATCAAGTGCTTTCTCCATAGCTCTACCATCCCCGGCAGGTAACTGCCGAGATGAGGTTAGATGTGCAAATGACTCTAAGAGATATTTGTCAACATCGGAGTTTATCAACCGTTGTATCTTAGGATACGAGAGTAAGAAAGTTACAAAGTAATTTTCCTTATTTGGAAGGGGTAAGACTAAGTCCATCTTTGCCACTCTATTATAAATAAAGTCGGAAAAGTCCTTCCAATACCTAACAACCTGACCTATATTATAGGTCCCGATTTTTAGAGTTTTGCGTATTATACCGCGAACTCGTTTGATGTTCTCCTTCGTTAGAAAGAGATTCATATCAAACAATAAGAGCGAATCCATGATTCCATGAATGGTTTCTTCGATTCGTCTTATCTCGGGGTCGGATCTTGAAAGCAAGATCCTCGCTTGGTTGTATGAGAGACCATAGTTGCTTTGCAACCATGCTACTCTTTTACTCTTAAGGCCCGCTTTACGGGAGTCGTTACGGCTAAAAGATAACCCTCCAGACTTTAGCTGAAGAATTGAAAAGCATCGAGAACCGAAGACATAGTCTCCGTTTTCATGTATTCTCGGTATATAATTTCTGGAATTTTTACTCTGACCAGATGAGCACCGAAGTGTTTTCATTTTGGATCTTCGTAAATTATGCAGGCGTGTCAC